TTATTTTTCTAATACAGCATTTACATCAAGAGGTGTCTGGGTTCAAAGATTATTATTTCCAGATTGGAAATGTACTTTTGAACTAATGGTTGATGATGAGATATTAAGTGTATCTCAGCTAAATAGAATCATTACTATGGCTGGTAAAGCTGAAGGATTAGGTACATGGAGACCAAGATTCGGTAGATTCTCCGCATCTGAATTAGTAGAGATGGCTGACTAATGACAGATAATCCAAGAATAAGTGGTATCGATTGGCAAGGTCTTCAAAAAGGAGATCTTGTACCCCACGATCACGTTACAGAATTCTTCCATAGTATTTTTCCAGATGATGAGTGGAATGATTTCAGCATGGTCAGAGTCATTGACAAATTAATGAAATTGCGTGAAACAATCAATAGACCTCTTATCATCAAAGAGGTTTCTAAAGATAAATCTTTACGAGTTCTTACTGATAAAGAAGCTGTAGATTATTCTGCACAACAAGCTAATGCTGGTATCAAAAAACATCGTAGGCATACTCGTAGATTGTTTACACATATCAATAAAGAAAATCTAGATCCATCAAAACAACGTGAGTTAGAAACAAAACAAATTCATCATGCGTTTATAGCTTCTGCTGCTGATGGTGCTAGAAAAGAATCTTTGCAGTTGCAAAGAAAGGGAGAAAGATTACCTAAGTCTTTGTTAGAAAAGACAGACTTTAAAAAATCTTCCTAACGACTCCATTCCCATCTTATCATCGCACTTTCTGTCTTTTCATCTCCCTGTGCCTTTGCTCGCTGAATCTCAATTTCTTTCGCATTAGCGTGTTGCGTCTTTCCTCTTAGTAACTCATCTTATGGCAATCGTTATGGGTGTTACGTCAAACCCTTCTCAACATCTCTTGTAGGTGCAAGAACCAAAGAGATGACTTTGATTCGACCCTTTTCTTTTTGCTTTAACGTTGCTCCACGTCTTACAGCTTCATGCACCTTGCCTCGTTTCTTATCAACTTAAATCAAACGTTGTAGGTATCACGTTAAACCTTCCTTAACATCTCTATGACTTAACAGGTTTGCGAGATGACCACGTTTCTTTTCGATTAGCCGTAACTTACTGTGGCTCTCTGTAGATCAACTTGCTGCTTCCATCATTCCGCTTTTTGTCACTCGTTGTGCTTCTTCTCTATTTGCCTCACTTCAAACGTTGTAAGTCTTACGATAAACTTTCCTCAACATCTTTCTGGGTTAATAGCCTTGAAAGATGATAATTCGCCTCACATCTTTTCGGATCAAGTTGATTAACCGCAACTCTTCACGCTTTGATGTGGCTCACGGCAATTTGGTTTGATTTCGTTCATCTCTTTTCGACTTGACTCACACGTTATGAGTGCTACGACAAACTCTTCTTAACATCTTTGATACTTAATAGGTTGACAAGATGACTACAGTTCGCTTCACCTCGTTGTGATTCCGCCTATGTCAATTCCCCTCAAAATTCATCAAATCGTATCCCCTCAATTCTAAATAATTCACTTCGTCTCACTGTAGTACAACTTCGTTCAATCGTTGTAGGTTTACGATCAAAACCTTCTTTAACATCTTTACGACTTAATAGGTCTGCAAGATGATCAGTGCCACTAATGCATTTCTCCGTGTTCGCTTCTTAGCTTTCTCAGTTCCGTTTGCCTTCGTGTCTCGCCCCTCATTTCCCAGCCCGTCAAAACTATCGTTGTCAGTTTACGATTAAAACTGTCTTTAACACTTCTACTACTGAATAAGTATGCGAGGTGACTACGTTACTATTTACCGACATTCACTTCCATTTGTCGCTCTTTGATTCATCTCAAAACAATCGTTTAAGGTATTACGTCAAACCTTTTTAACACCTCTAGGATTTAATCGTCTGCGAGGTGATTTAGACTCAAAATAGCTCTTATCGATTCAGCTTGTTTTGCTGCCCATCGTCTTGAATCAACTTCCTTCCCCGTACTTCTTGTCCGCTTATCGCAATTTGTTACTTTGTCAGACGACTCGGATCGACTTTGCTCAAATCAATCGCTTGCCAGTTCTACGATTAAGAACTGGTATCCTTCTTTTTCTTTGTAATCTTATTTATAAGTTGTTTTATAGCAGGTCTGATGACATTAAGTAGTAGTGGAGTAGAGGCAGCGACAGTAGCAATAACAACTGTATTAACAACAGCACTAGCAGTTGGGATGTATTGATCGATAAACGGAACGTCTTCATAGATAGCAATACATTCAATACCATCTTCTCCCCTCTTATAACCTTTTACTCTCTCTGTACGCAACTCTGATGTAAACTCCCCAACCCTTCTGTCATTTTTACCAGGACAATCAGGTATAACTATTTCTTCTTCCTTTTTTTCTGGAATCGTAGCATCTGGTGTCTGTGCTGCTGGTAATGGTGGAGTTTCATTATTGACAGGTGCTTCTTCTGTAATGACAAGATTCTCAGGTGTATAGTCAAGAGGAACAAAACTAGGGAACGGAAAATCACACGTTGTATACACACCATTAGGATCTTCCAATAATAAATTACGATTGCCAGTATTTTTTATATCTCGATGCTGATAAGTACAACCAGGAACATCAATCTCAGGTGGCTTTGCTATTTCAATGTAATGTGGACTATATATTTCTGGAACATCTGGAATATATATCTCACGAATTTGAATATCAGGTATCTCAATCGTAGGCATCTCTAGGAAGGTAAACTTCTACAAAAGAATGACATTTAGGACAGGAAAGATTAGTTATCATGCTGTATTCTCCAGACTTTAATGGATAATCTTCTTCATCTAAACTATGATCTCCACCCCAAATTAGTTCAGTTTTACAATGCCAGCAGTTCATATTTGTGATTCACCTATTGTTGGTGGTATTGGCAAAGATGGGCCAGTAAGATCAGGCAATCCTTTTTCTAATACCTTTGGCATCATTCCCTGTACATTTCCAAGTATTTCATTCATAACTCTTGATTTAAACTGTTCTGAAGTTACATACTTGTAACCAAAGTATGCTCCTCCACTCATGGAAGCTACCATTACAAATGAAACGATGCTAAGAATATTAGCAATTTTTTGAAACATGATTAAATTTGCAATTTTAAAAGCACTATCTTTTTCAAGCGTGCTTGTATTACTGCTTATTGTAGCTCTATCCCCTCTCTACGTCACTATGGGAATAATGACAAGACAAATGCAAGAAAAGGTTAATTAATCAGCAGCTTCGGCTGTGTTTCCCTCTGCTACCCACAATAAGTATTCTTGGTAATCTGTGTTTGCTTCATCTTTAGGGATAGCTGCATTATCAGCTATTCTAATAATTACGTTGTCCTCTGATGTTATCCCTGTTATTCCATCAGTTTTGTTTTTTAATTTGTAGGTCATAGTTCAGCGTCAGCAGATACAATTTTAGCAGCAATAGGTTTAGCAGAGCCAGTATCCCAGTTACCACTATTTTTTGCACATTTACCTATTCCATGTTTACCAATATCTCCAGCTGTAGCTGCTACACCATGTGCTACACCATGTTGCGTTACCACTCCAGCATTGTTACCAGCATTATCACCAAAGATTACAGTAGGTGCTGCTCTCATAATCACTGGAAATTGTATACCACCATAAGCTGAATCAGTATCAGCAGAATCAGGTATAAATATGCCAGCAATAGTATCCGTGGCTCCATAAAAATACCTACAACATAAAGCAAGCTCCTGACCGAATGACCTATGCTCAAAATCTGTTGCCACGCTGCCTACTTCCATTTGAAGTCCTGTAATTTCAAATGTTGCATCATTTGTTGTGTACCATGTACTTGTCATATCGGGAACTTTGGTTGGACTGCTGGCTGTATTCCATTGATCTATGGTCAAGGAACCTGTTTCATCAGTTCCACGAAACAAATTAAATTGTAAAAACGCACCTTCAGCAGTTGTATTAACAGAATCAACTCCTGTTCCACCAGGTATTGTTTTTGTTATTTTTTGCCATGATGTTGTTGCACTTATAGCAAAAACAAATTCTTTAGTGACACTAGAACCTGTCATTCTGAACCTTAGATAAAATGTCTGTGCTACACTTGACTTTACCCAAAATGATATAGTTACAAAACTTGATGCGGAAGTATAATCCCAACCAGAACCATTAACGTCTAGCCCTTCAAGTCTATACATCAAATTTATTGTGTCTGTTGCACCAGCACCAGAAGTTTGATTGCCATTAGTAATTTTTGTGGCATATCTAAAACCTTTTGTATAAGGTGTATCAGATGATGTTAAAGTTGATTGTGCAACTGTAATTCCCTCATCAAGTCCACTTACAGAAACTCTCATTCTGTCGCATGCAAAATAACCAGAAGATGATGTTGTCCCTGACGTACCACGTTGAGCCACTTGCATAGCTCCGTTAATTATTAAATTACGATTACTTAGGTTATTAGTAATGTTGGCAGTACACGTTCCGTCAGTATTGTTGACAGTAATAGCAGCAGCACTAGCTCCTACCCCTTTAATCGAATTTACCTTGATCTCTGACATAATTAACTAGGTTTTGGGTTAGCGTCTTTAACAGCTTTTATGTGGGTAGCCCACGTTCCAGTTGTATCTAGTTTACCTGCAACAATATCCTTGTACAACATATCTAATTGATTAGCCAGACTATCGTAAGATTCTCTTCTTTTTGTTCTATAACTATCATTTTCTAAATCCCAAGCATCTTGTAATGCTTTTAAGCCATTAGTACAATCAGTTTCAGTTGGTTTTACACCTCCATCATGCACTATAAGATTTGCATAAATTTTATTTGAAGAATCACTCCAACCAAACCATTGCCCAGTACGAACTGTTACAAGGTAATCTTCTATGTGATCTGCTCTTCCGTCTGATCTCATTTATGTGTCTCCTAATCTAATAAAGGTAGCAGAATTAAAGCTTGCACCAGTTCCACCAAAAAATCTCACACTATCATTATCTGAATAGCCACTAAATCTTACTTTATGAGTTGAAGTGTCGGTAACATCAAATATAAAAACAGCAGTTGCAGTATTTCTTCCAAAGTTTTGTCCAAATGAACCATAACCTGCTGCTGCAAGGTCATAACTTGAATTATCTTCGGTTGTTTCTATTCTTGCTTGTCCATAATATGTCGAACCACCATTTCTTCCATATGGTATATTCAAAGTAATTTGATAAAAACCAGTAGAAGGAAATGTAAATATTCCAGATGATTCTGTCATGCCAGTTCCTATTTGAGCATAACCATCTGTGTCTACTCTTTCCCAATTAGCTGAAAATACATCTACAGAACTCTGACTTAAAGTTCCGTCAGAAGTTATTCTCCATTGATCTGCCATTGTTATTCCATTTACAGTTGCCATTGTTGCATCTGCAATATCTGGCAACGTAAAAACTCTATTATTACTAGAAGATGAGGGTGCTTGTAAGCTGAAAGACCCACCACCTGATGCTGAATTGAGTTTAATCTTTGCTGTCATAGTTAACTAGGCTTTGGATTGTCAGTTTTTACCTTTTCACAAGCAGTGTAATATGCTTCTAGTTTAGTCGAATCTCCTTTACTATTCCAGTACATAGCATCTGCAAAATCTCCTAAAGATGGATAAAGAGGTTGTCTTATGGATTGATAAGCTATCGCAGCAGCTTCAGCATCCAATGTAGTTCTTGCACTATCTATAACAGATTGGACTAAAGTTATCTTTGTTCCATCTTCTTTAAATGCTCCATAGCTGTCATCTATATTTGCAACGTCAGGGTAAGCCTTGCGTATTGCTTCGTGATCTAAACTCATGCTCCTATCTCCATAACTGTCATTGTAGAAACACCATGGTAGGAAGCACTATTATATAGTCTGCCTAAATACATAGTTCCTCCA